TGGTCTGGGATAAGTCCCGTGATTGCGGGCCAGAAGGGACGCCTTCTGCCAGTTGGTTCACTGGTGAGCCCTCGACCCATTTGGCAAGCTCGACGGACTTGGTATGGTTCCACCGACATGGACTTTCGAGCCCCTCTGAAACGGACCCATCCTCCCAGGCCTCTCAACGATGCTCAAACAGGGAGGCTGCTCGCTCAGTCCGAGCTAATTGGACAAGACGGTGGCACTAGCATGGTGTCACGATGAGGGTTCGACTCCCTCCTGAGCGCTAACAATGACAATCACCATCAAAGGCGATCAGTTCATTCGCAATGACAGGATTCTGCGTTTAGCAGGCAATCACACTTGGAACACTGTTCAGCGGGTGGCGGGAGAAAAGATCAGTATTGACAAGCTTACTGGTAACTTTACTCGTCTCTGGCCCATTGAAACCACCGGCATTGACTTCTCTAGGTCTCAATGGGGAAGCGCTACTGCTGGTGTTGCGAAAGTAGAAAACGTGCCGTGGAACAAGGACGGCAGCCTCAACAAGGGCTTCTATAAAGCACTAGAGGGCGCTGTCAAGAAAGCGGACAAGTGCGACATGATCACTGGCGTGGTGCTCTTTGAGGGCACCTTCCAGCAATACTCCGATTATTTCAAGGGCTGGGACAACCATCCATTCAACGGGCTAGGGCCAAAGGCTCCAGAGTTTGTTCACACGAAAGGCAGATGGAACAAGTATCAACGAGCCCATGTAAGGGAAGTGGTGAAGCGCTTGGAAGGCTACGATAACGTGATCTATGAAGTTGGCAACGAACTCCACCGCAATAGCGTTGGCTGGTTCCAAGGCAAGGTGGTGCAATGGATAAAGAAGTGGACTGACAAGCCTGTTGGCGTGAGCTATGCGCAAGGAATGAAGCCATCGACAGGGCGCTCTCAAGACTGGTTGACCAAGCAAGGAGCCGATTGGATCGCTCCGGCGGGTGCAGCAAAGATTGCAGGCTTCAAGGGGCCACAAGTGCTTGACACCGACCACGCATGGCCGCTACAAAGCAACGTAGGGGCACTTCGGAGCGCATGGGCGCAGGGCAGAGCACTATGGCTAATGGACGGCTTTAACGGCACAATGCTGCGCAATCAGGAAAGCCTGGCAGGAGATCGAGCCTTTGTTGACAGCGTGGTATAGTGGGCACCCCTCCATCGCATCATGAGCGCCTTTGTTACGGCAGACCTTCACCTAGGCCACGCCAAAAGCATCACATTCGTCGATTTTGACGGCCAACGCATTCGTCCGTTTGACACCCTCGACGACCTGCATAATACGCTGATCACACGCTGGAACGCTGCTGTCAACGCAAAAGATACGGTGTATGTGCTTGGCGATGTGGCTATCGCTAGGCAGGCATTGAAGCTGCTCTCGGAGTTCAACGGGAGAAAAGTCCTGATCAAAGGCAATCACGACATCTTCAAGCTCAAAGATTACCTGCCCTACTTTGACGACATCAGGGGGGCGATGGTCAGGGATAATCTGGTGTTCACCCACATTCCCATCCATAGCAACTCTTTTGAAAGCCGTTACATCGGAAATGTGCATGGCCACTTGCACTGCCACACTGTCAAGGACTCTTTTGGAAACTGTGATCGTCGCTACTATTCCGCCTGTGTTGAGCGGAACAACTTTACGCCCGTGGCACTAGATTGCATCAAAGACTTCTTTGGGAACAATGGACGAGCGGAAACGCACGTTTAACACGTCCATTAGGGAGCGATGGAACGCGCCCATTCATAACATTCTGAATGCCATTGATAATCACACTGCCCTTTATCTTGCCACTGGTCTGCCTTGGCATGAAGAAAGGGCTGAGCAACTCAGGCAGTATGTGCATGAGCTAAAGACTTACATCCTCCAACAGGAAGGTTGCATAGCCAACAATTAGGGAGGGCAGGCGGGTGCTCCGAATCAGGAGCTTAGAAGGTTCGGCCTTCCCCGCCTGTGACGGAATCCCTAATGCACCAATGGTGCGATTGAACCGTTGGCCAACGGGCTCCTGCAGGAAGCCTGATTAGCTTAGCAGCGTTCGCTCCAATACACGGCTGCTCCAGCTTCAAAAAGCCGCTTATTGGCCCGTCTCGCCTGGGTTAGGGGCACGATCATCTCACCGCGCCTTCCATTGCTCACAAACAACAGTCGAACCATCACTCCCCATTGCGAGCCTCTCGCCGCGCCTTCTTGAGCTTCGGCAGCAACGACGGCTGGTAGAAATGCTCTGCAGCCAGAAGCTGCAAGGCGGTTTGCCTGTCTGCTTCCAGCAATGCCACTAAGAACGTAGCTTCCTTTTGAGAGAGTTCAATAGCGGCCATTGTTTTTCAAGATTGCGAGAAAAGTCGGATTTGTGAAAATTGTAGCGACCGATCAACGAATGAAACTATTGATCCAGTCGATGGAATCCTCCTTTGTTGCCTGCAAGATAGCACCCGCCAGGCAGAAGCAATAGTCGTCAACGGCACTTTCCTTTCCTCCAGTGACCGTCCATTGCCCACTGGCTCTGTAAATCACTCCAAGGTTCTTGAGCTGCTTAATCGCTTCTTTATGATTAGGCAGTTCAATGAGGCCAGACTGCAGCAATTCTTTCAGTTTGCCAAATGCTTTCATCTTTGTAGACACACTCCAAGCCAGTTCTGCAATGGGGAACGACTTGGACAATGATTGAATGGTACTGGCGGAGTTGTACTGGTCAAGGATGATACTTTCAAAGTCAAAGATTCTATGCTGCTCTGCGATCCAGTATTCAACTTGTGCGATGTTCACTTCCTTCTTGCCTGCAATCTCAAAGTCAGCTTCAAACTCGTGAAACTTGTCCACTATCAAACGCTCGCCTTCATAGTGAACAATGCAAGCCACATAGGCGTCACGTCCAGCACCGCCCCTCGCAGGGTCAAGCGCCAATACATAGGTGCCTCGTAGATCGCGCTGCGCAATCGAGACGGTACGATCCTTGTTCACTGCAGCGTCGATCAGCTCTGGCGCGACCAGTACAGAGTTATTGCGCCTGAACTGCGCACCAAACTCCACCCAGAACGTCTCTTCGTCCTTCTTCCTGGCGCTCTCAAGGAAGTCGCATCCCCAGGGCAGTGACGGGTTGATTTCCCAAGTGGGCACCTGCAGCGCCTGCATCGTCGGGAACTCTCCACTTTGCGCCTGCCTGAAGTGGTCAAAGAAGATGCCGCTTGTCAAGTAGGGAGATGACAGTTCGATGATCTTGCCGTACTTGCCAAACTGAGCAATGGAAGGAGAAAGTGCAGTGTACATGGCTTCCGCTCCCCTGTTGGCGTCTCCTTCAATTGAAAACGCCAACTCATCCTGCAGGATGCCAACTACGGCCTTACCGCGAGATGCGCGAGCTGATGCAGGAATAGCTTGGAATACGCAGTTATTTGTTATTTCAATCTCTAAGCTAGTTTCTCGCACAATCTCCCTGGCGAACGGGCTGTTGAGGATGAGCTGGCGAATGTTGTCTAGTGCAATCTTTGACTGACCAAGATCGTTGGCCACTGTGATGATGTACCACTTCTCGCCTTTCCTAACCTTGCGGGTGAAGTATTCATCCTGTACGAAACACATGTAGGTGGCAGCCACCGCAGCCATGAAGGTCTTGCCACTACGCCTTCCCATAGACCAGATGGCGTGGCGAATGTCCTTCTCGAAAAGGTTGTTCAGAATCTTTTGCTGGCGGGGCCACAGCTCTACGCCTAGAGCGTGTTTAGCAAACTCCGAAGGTTTCAGCACTTGTAATTTCTCCCATCGCCCTCAGTTTATCTTGGGGGACAAAGTAAGCCGGTCTACCACCAGCATAGTCTGCCCAGTATTCATCTTTCATTGCATCCTTTCCATAGCACCACCCATGAATCAGCGTGGTTCCTCGTTCAATGGTCACTAGCACAAACTTCTTATTGGGGTGCTCTTTCTTCTGCACGATTAAGTCGCGGCAATGCTTGGAGCGAGTTTTCACGTCGATGCCAGGTAGGTCGCATGATCCACGCTTGGCCTCCGTCTCCTTGTAAAGCTCGTTCTTGAGGCCCAAAAACGAAGCCACGGCCATTTCTCCCGCTGCG